TCTCCCCTGTTAATTATCCACAACATATATTACCACATTTTCTACATCTTGTCTACTACTTTTTAATATTTAATAGTAAATTATCCATGTTTTTCTGTGTGCTCCTTATAAACTTCGCAATCAATGCAAGTATCATATTTTCCAGCCTTAACTTGGTCTAAACATTTATTACCAGATATCTCGCACATTATTATTTTATTGTAGTAGTAATCTGGAATATCTCTATAATATAAAACCTGATATCCAATCTTTTTAGAAAATAATCTATTGTCTTTAACTGGAAGAATTGCGAAAAGATTTTTCCTGTCGATATCTCTGGCAGCATCAAATGCTTCACCGTATGAATCAAAATAACTGCAACATAATCTATCCATTATCCAATATGTACCTCCCCGAATTCTAGGTCATTATCAATAAGAATCTTTGCTGAATTCCAAGCCTTTTTAGTGTATGGAATTGCTTCAGTTGATTTACTACTAGGAGCAGTACCAGATGTTGTAATAGTATAATAATTAGTAGTAACAAGTATCTTACCATCATCTGGAACAATATCTCTCGTCTTCTCACTCATAATCAGATATGGATATTTACCATGCTGATCATGATATACATCAATATATTTCTTTACCATTTCTTCATCAAATTTAATTCCCATCATAATTATATTTCTCCTTATTTATATAATCCATAAAATGTTATCATCCAAGTCATAGCAATTTGATACGTATGTATTATCTGGTCTAATAACAAACTACAATTTTTAATATTAGCTTTTAAATGGTCTATCCATGTATGCATAATCCAATTTATAAAAAACACTATCACATAAAATGAAATGTTATATTGATTATGATAAATCATCCATATCATTATTGGTAGCATTACCATAAAAGTCCAACTAAATCCATGTTCAATTAATGCAACTATATAATCATTTTTATAGAGTGGATCTGGAGCATTTTCTTCCCACCAAGATTTTTGTTTCATCTTGGCAAGAACACCTTGCAGATAGTAATCATCTACAATATGAAGAAATAACATCATAAATAAGATAAATATTTTCATCAATCATCTCCTCCAGCCAATGTTCCAGCCACTACAATTGATGTACTTAACCACACTACATCCTCAGAAATATTTAAACCTTTAGCTTTTAGAAATGCAATTAACATTATCCATAAACCAAATGCTAAAAACCCATATAAAAATCTCATATAATATCCTTTCATTTTGTATTAATTGGTTTTATTGTTTTTTTCTTCATATTCGTTCTCTTTATACGGTTCAGGCAGTTGCATCCATGCGACCACTTTTTTATCCACAATATTGTTATAAACATCATCTGGATTAAAATGCCTGTTTTCCCACCATCCTTCTGGAATAATTCCGCAGTCTTCTTCTTCGTCCCATCCTGCGTAGTCAATATCTTCCCATCTCCACTTGGAGTTAATTTCAAGCATGGTACCATCTTCATACAATGCGGGGGTAATGATTGGTTCTTCACACCACACCATGCCAGTTTTTCTGCTGACGTATACCTTTTTCATTGTACATATCAGAACTTCCTGTTCGCACTCTGGCAACCGCTCCGTCACAGGTATCCACTGCGGTTCTGGCTGTACGGACGGCATGGTTTTAAGATGTTCAACGGCAAAATCCAACCCGTCAACAAATCCTTCGTTGTATTTATTCCCTATACTGGTTGCAACAGTAATTGATCTAAGATGATCAATTACACCTTGCCTATCAATCAAATCCATCGGTTTCTCCTTTCCGCTCTAAATCTTGCGTCATATATCATCTTCGATAACTTCTCAAGATTTTTCTTTGCGTGTCCGTACATCGTATCGAACTCGGATAGTTCCTTTGTGACGCACATCCTGTTGATTTCGCCTTGTATTGTATCGGCTAAACCCATCATTATTTTCCTTTCATTCTCCGTCATCGGTTCTCCTTTCTGCATGACAGCACCACTCCAACGGCTTAACACCGTGATTCCAGTATCCGCACCGCTTATCATGGGGAATGTAGTGTTTGCAATCCCCACAGGCTATGATATCTGGCTGTGCTGATGGCAAATCTGAAATCATATCATATAACTCTGCATACACGTTCCAATTATCAGGTGATACAATCGGATGCAATACATAGTCAAGATATTGCAGTATATCTTCTACGCTCTTACACGTCTCTAGCTGTGCGGATGGCATACGATCAATATGCTTCATAATTCGCAATCCAAACGCACTTTCATTTTTCGGGCATGATGGCGATTTACTCTGCCCCGATATCCACTTTAATAATTCATCTGCATCAATCAGTCTCATTGATTCTCCTCCATTTTTCAGTATGAATCCCTGACTCGATACTTCCACTCGATTATCGTATCAATTCTATATCGTTCTTCCTGTGGAATTATCTCAAGTGATACCGTTCGCCACGATACACCGTGTTGTGATTCGTCGTGTTCCCTAATCATCTGCTGAACGATTGCTTTTGTTACTTCCATTGCCTTTTCTTCATCATCAAGCGAAATATAAAATAAAAAACCACCGATTATTCGCTTATACTCCACATACACATCATCAACATAAAGCCGTAAATCCGTTGGAATTGTTTCGCCATTTGGTATATAAAATCTGATATCAGTCATCGGTTCTCCTTCCTCCACTTATTTTCGTAATTATTACTGCATGATACACACGGTTCTTCATTACAAAATCTCGGCAAATATTTGCAACCATCACACGCATTTTGATTCGAAGAGATTCTTTCTTTTAAAATATTTATTATATCCTCATATAATTTTTCATCATATTTGCAGCCACCGTCACATCCACGATCTGACTTCATCGGGTTTCTACACATTGTACACCTAATTTCTTCATCAAGTCCATCAATAATAATTGATTTAATAATTAAATTATTCACGTTATTATTCCTCATCTTCGTAGGATATAATCTTATAAAATCCACAAACGTTATCAGCTACCCAATCACACGCTTCTTGAAATAATTCATCTTCTGTGAGATCATTTGGCACATCAATAATATCACTTTCAATATCATCAGGATAAAATATAACTTTCATTTTGTTTTTCTCCTATTAATTATTCATAATCTTTCCAATCCATTTTTATACCGCAATTCGGACAAAACTTTGTCATATTCCCATCTTTTGGTCGTGTTTTACAATTCGAGCAATACGGATAATAACCATCTGAGCTTATTAACCAACGTCCACACTTTTGTTTTTGCTGCTTAGACGGTAAATTTTTTAACGCTTCTGTTACCATTTCTTTGATTTCAGTATTGCTCCATAATAAAATACCAACAGTACCAGACCGTTTATAAAACATTGAAATTATTTTATCAATAGCTTCTTGTCTACTAATACAATCTTCAAATGGTTTTTCTTCTTGCATTTGTTTTGATGGTATATTTTTTACTGTATTCAAAACATCTGAAAATTTTACAAAATCCTCTGTCCACTTAACATGTTTTTCTCCATGAGATTCTTCTACAATTTTATAACGTGCAAAACTTCTGTTTATTGCTGAGATAACATCTCCCCTACTTACCAATTCATCATCAATATCGTCAATATCACTAGATGGCAAAGCCTGTGATCTCAATGCTTCAATTGCCATTTCTTTTGCTATAATTACATTTATAGCGTCATCATCAAGATATGTCTCTTCTCCTGTTGTTGAATCAAATTTCATCATTTCGATGTCAAGTTTTAACCATTTAATCGCTTCATCATTCGTCATTATCATTCTCCCAATCAATTGCCTGATGGCAGTCACCGTTAAAACAATGGGCAGGTCTTAAATTTTCAAATCTCTTACCACATGTTGGACAAAAATATCTTCTTCCTTGACGAAGAGGTTTCTTAGGTATTTTTAATTCCAGTGCCTGGATTGCCATCCATACTGCGTGACATCTTGCGCTTGTCTCATCGGTATGAAATAAAATATCTGTATGACAACATTGCTGGTAAAGTTCACGTAATATTTTAAATGCTTCATTATTTGTCATTATTTAATTCTCCCAATTTTTCATCTTTCTTAATGCTTCAATTGCCAGATTCCGTGATTCTTTAAAGTCTTCATACTTTACTATAAAATCACAATCTTCACAATCCATGTCACAATCCCGTGTTATACATTCTAATTCAGTTTCAAATATATTAATAGCTTCTTCATTCGTCATACTCTACTCCTGACTTTTCTCAGTAATCCTTATTGGAAAAATAATATGATAAAATGGATGACTTTTCTTTGCATATAACCGTACCAAATACCATTTCCCAATAAGATGTTTTACTACAAATCCAGCTTTAGTAAGATAATCAATAGTCATATTACATACCTTTTATATTATATGGATCAGGCAGAGACATCCATGCCAACACATCATCCCATCCGAACCATCCATATGTGGTTGAGTACCAAATCACATCAACCTTACCATCAGTAGAAGTTGTAATATATTTACCATCTTTATCTGGTAGCTGTTTATTAGATTGAATCCATCCATCTGTTTTATTATTATAATCCTTTGTTACTGCTTTTATTGCTTCTGATAACGTCATCTTGTTTTCTGGTCTGCCCAATTCCACAAACATCATATATCCTCCAGTCATTAGTTATTTAATAATTAATTTTCAACCTTATTCGTAATTGTTTGCCTCCTGTTCCATGCTTTGATAGCTCTTTCTCTTGTTGTGTCATTATTTCCTTCCCACTCGTTTTCTTCCAATATGGTAGTTTGCTTGCAGTTGTTGCAGAAAATGCCCAGTGTGCCATTCCCATGCTGTTCAATAGTCACAACATACAAACAATCACATCCACAAAACGGACACGGCTTCAATTCTTCATTCATCATGCTTCTCCTTCCGCTTCGATCACTGTTGGCGCATGAAAAATCTCATTAACTACGCTCTTTTCTGCGTGATACAAAAATGATAAATCCTTTATTCCCATAGATTTTCTGATCATTTCGAGAACGATAGTCTCATCAATCAACCGTCCGTGCGGTGTAGGTACTTCCACCAGTGGACAATCGTTCTGTCTCCCTATGTTCAGTGCCATTATTCCAGAAAACGGACATACATAATCGTATTCGTCTGGATTCCATGACTTCAAATCACACTCCATACAGTTCTTAGGCATTTCCATGCGCTTTATCAGTACGCTCATGTTATTCCCTTTCTTCTTTAATTACTGTTTTACAATTTGACAATTCCACTTCACCAATCCACTTCTGTACAGAAAATGAAAGTGGTATCATCCTACTTTTTACATCATCAGCATCAATCAAACGTCCATGGGGAGTTTTTATTTCAACAACAGGACAATCAGAATGCCTGTAATCCTCTTCTACTGCTTCCGTTATATCTAATCCGTCAGGAACCACAGGACAATCACAGAAATAAATCTCATCTGGAATAACCAACGGACTGCAAAAAGCGCAACCAAAACAGCTTTCTGGCATATCCATGCCTTTAATCATTACACTCATCAATAAAATCTCCTAAATAATATATTATACATTCCAATGCTTTCTCCATTCCATTAGCATACGCATTATGCACACTTTCTATGTGTCTTGGATTATCTACGGATAGACTTAAAGATTTAATCGCCATCTCACGTTCATTTTTAATTCTTTTTTCCAAAGACAGCATTAATTTATTTATTTTATTATTGGGTAACACTAATGGACACCAATCGGGTCTTGGCATTCCATATGGAGCATCAGGAGTTTTATTGCTGCTCTCCTTTGTTGCTTGACAATACATCGGATACTCATGATGAAAACATGGACATTGCCCACATTTATCAGGCATATCTGCTCCTTTTATAAGTATACTCATAAATCAATCCTCTTTATTAACCAAATCCTTAAAATACCTTTTTAATATTCATTATTTTCTTTCCTATATCCTTTACTACAAAAATCTTTCTCTGGATCTACACGAAGATGATTTGTAAAAATCCCATCAGATACATACAAACGTTTACAATCAACCTTTGTGTGAAACTCGTTTTGTGGTTCACAGTATTTACAATCTTTACAGTAAATAACCTATGGAATTTCACTGTTCAGTGGTTTAATCATTTCAATGAATTCGCCAAGATTGATTTTACTAGTATTGAGCAGATGCTCTGCCTTATCATATAATTCAGCGTATGTCATTATTTTACCTCATTACCTTTATATTTTTGATTGAGCCACATGTTAAATCCTGGAAGTAACAATGACCAAACTTCTTCAGCGGATTCTCCAAATACTTCCTTAAATTTAATGGCATTGGTTATCTCTGGGTTTTTAATTGACCATTCTTCTACAAGTTCTTCTGCCCTTTCGGGATCATCATTCTCAGTTAAACGGCAATCACCATGAAAAGGACATTCACTGTAACATTCCATAGAATGACACATCCTTTGTTTCTCTTTGAGATAATCAGCTGCTCTCATAACCATTTTTCTCCCATTTTTAGCATTCTATTAACAATAACTACCATATCTATCTACATTTCTAACACCAGCCATATTATGATTTTTAATATCTTCTCTGAAGTTATCATTGATTTTACATCTATATGCAAAGCTACTACCAAAATATACATAAGCTTCTTCTTCATCCATCGGAATTAACACATATGTTCTGGCAGTTGTCATAGCTGAACCACCAACCCCACCAAATCCGAGAGCAGTGCTACCCCATGTCTGATCAAAATCATATATCTGGTATTCTTCAATCTTTTTTGTTCGATAAATTATATCACGTTGTATTGCTATTAAATCTCTTGCCATATCAAATAGTTCCATATTATACCTCATGTTTTTCTCCATCTACTTCAAGTTTAAACAATGAACCATCTTCTGGATTTACTTGTGCATGAAACATTACAGATAAATCACATGATTTACTTTTTAAAAATCTACACAGATGATTGCCAAGTGAATCAGTAGCATAGCAATCATCAGTATATGTTTCAATTGTTTGTAGTTCTGGTCTTGCCAATGTAGTAATTACCCCATAAGGAGTGCGAAATTTTACATAATATGGTACATTTTCACTCATATCAAATGCTGTAAAATCAAAATACCATGTTCCGCAATAATCACATTTACATTTATATGGTTCAATCGGTGAACCGCAGTTAGGACAATTCTTCATAATTTATTACCAATCTCTATGAAACGGTGCGTGTTTATTAGCATACTCTTTAATATATATTATCATCTTATCTTCTTCGGGAAAAAATAAATCCATCTTTTTCTCGTGTGCAAGCCATCCGAAGAAATTGTTACAAAGCTGCCCGAATCTCCAGTCTGGGAAACTGCATTTATGTATTTCTTTTAACTCATCGTAAAAATCGTCAAGTCTATTCGGATCTCTCATTTATATATATTTAACCTTAACCTTTCTCATTCTATTTTCTCTCTCACAGATGCTAATTGCTTTCTTAAGTTCCTCATCGTTATGAATAAATATTGTCTTGCCTAAATCATCTTGTTTATATTTCCAACCATTATCTAAACACCAACCCCAGATATTTGTGAACCAAATTCCATGTACTGTACTCTCTCTGATTTTATATTTTCCAAAAATACCCCTATAAATAACATAGCAATAGTTTGATAGTCCAGCTGAACACCACGGTACAAATGGTGAATCAAATACAGAATCGAATGCTTTTATTTGTGTACCATCATAATCAATTGCCATATCTTTATGTGCTGTAAAATTCATTTAATATATCCCATATCCCCTTCCATTAAAAATAGTTATAATCAATATCTCCATTAATAATTCCTTCAAGAAGTCGCTCTTTATGAGCAAGATCATGTTTTAAATAATCAATGTCATGCTGCATTCTATCAATGACTCGTTCTTTAACTTTTTTAGTACCTTTGCGAACTACATATTTTGCATAAGAAATTCCACCAGAATCCAATGCAACTCTCCATCTATCTTCTTCTGGATACTCAAGCCAATCTTCATAACTGTTTATATATCTAATATCATCAAGATCAAACAGAAATTCAAATTTATCAAAATTTCTATCTGTTAATTCCACTCTACGTTCATCTCCAGTTGACCAATATGTATCATACATATAATATTTATTACCACTTTTGCAAACTTTAAATGTCCAATTCTTACACCAATAAGGATTATCACGTTTGTATGATGGCAACCATTCCAGTACTGGTTCGCAGCGGTAAATACCATTCATATGAAGTTTATTAATATTTTCTTGTGATAGCATTTCATATCCTTTCAATAATAAACTGTTTGTGTCCCTAAAATACAATGACAAATCCCAGAACCGCCATTGATTGGATTTTGAGAACATGTTCGACAATCTGATGAAATAAAAGCTGTATTTCTACTTGCTTCGACATTTTCATAAGGAATTCTTATAATCTTATCTGATTGATTTTCAATATGATTCCATCCGCAATTCGGGCAACGTTTTTCATATTTAGGTGGTAACGATGTTAATACCAAATCTTCCAAATCATGACCACATTTTGGACAAGTATATATTATTCTCATTATTCACTCCTTTAATCTAAATCATAATATTCACCTAACACAGCCCGACCAATATACTCAAACTCATTATTACTTTCCATAGAAAAAATAAATGCTGTGCCTTGCTGCGGTATTGGAACTCCAATCATATAACGATAATCGCCATCGCAATCTTTAATCTCAGTTATAATACCTAACGATGCAACCCATTTATGATTTTCTGTAAATTGTACGATATCATTTACTTTGTATTTTGCTATCATATTATCCCTCTTCAAGTTTGATTATTCTAATATTTTAAAAAACTTAATACCACTCATAATCTCTTGGTAAATTAAATCTTTCCATAATAGCATCTTGCATAGCGTGAACTATTTGATCGGAGTTATTATCAACCCAATCTGTAAGTTTTTCTTGGACTACTGAAAAATCAAGTGCATCCGAAATTTTTTCTTTCATTACTTGTTTAATAATATATTTTATATCATCGTCTGTTATCTCAGAAGCAACACGACTAAATCTTTCAGCTATAGGTTTTAAAATTAAATAATTTTCAGCTTGCTGTGTCATTTTTCCCCCTAAAAGATGTTTTAACATCAAATCCATGTGATTCAATTTTATCAATATCAGTCGTACCAATCGGCTCTCTCCGCTCAGAAGACGATTTCTCCAACGAAAAATATTCTTCAAGAGAAAGATATATATCCATCGGATCAATTAGATTTGCAATACCACAAGCTTTAAGTAGCGGAATATGTTTATCTTTTTTAGCAAATCCATCTCCTATATAAACAGTATAATTATTTATAGTTTTCCAAACACGATAATCATTTGTATCAACAGCTTGTATCATTGCAACTAATTCTTTTTGTCTATCCTTATTAAACAAAATCATTATACTATGATTAAAACTAATTATATCTAGATTGATTAATTTGCGTTCTTTATCATAATTCTTCCATGTTGCTATTAAATCTAATTTATATTCAACAGGACGGCTATATTCATCAATCTTTATAACGTCTATATAAAACAACCAAAACGTATTGCAAATCTGAAGCAATGCAAAGTTATCATTATGATATTTATATTTTTTATCAATCCAAGAGTAATATATATCAAACCTTAAATATCCACATAACATTTGTTTTGTTAATTCAAATGAATCTCTTCTATCAAAGACTAAAGAATCATCTGGATATAAGTTCTGAATATAATCATAATAATCTACGTTTTTATCTATTATTCTCATTCTTCAATATGAACCTCTAAATCGAATTGCTTTGCTAATTTAATCATGTTGCGAGTGCCAGGACTCTTGCCAATTGGAAATGCTATTAGTATTCCACGATCAGATTCGGCAGCATATTTAGCCATTTTTAGATTACGAATAGGTCCAGCAGCTCTACCATATTTATCCCAGTCTGCTTCAAAAACAGTTAGTTTTAAATTATTATCCTCAGCAAACCACTCTCCCATTGTATCTGCTCCACTGCAACCACCAGATACAATTTCAATCTCATCTTCAATATCTGACAAATACTTCCTAATTGTACTTCTAAATAATGATACATTACTAAAATCCCTACTGCCAGCAATTATTACTCTTACCATATTATTCATATACCCCATACATAGACCCAACAAAACTAGCCGAATAAAACCCATCTTGTTTGACATCCACCACATATGTACCAGCATGATATGCATCAAAGTTTATTGATGCAATTGGTTCTGGAATGTCAATTTCTACATTATTGCCAATACCGACTGCTTTAATATCACTGTTAATATATTCAGCCATTATTAATCTCTCCTATACATGTGTTCCAAAACAAATTTCGACTCAGTATCTAAAAACTTCTGCTTTCTCTCCATAACTACAAAAATCATTAGGTCTTACTTCGATTGCCCCATGCCTATCCAAAAGACATAGATGGTTGTTGCAAAAATTAATACAACCTTTGCAATGTATAATTTCCTCGCTAGGTAAATTGCCGACCTCACCATTCTCTACAGCATTCTCAAAATAAGTATTCATCTAAATTTTCCTCCTGTAGCATTCTTAGCTGAATTTTCTTATCTTCTTCTCTGTGAGAAAAATCCGCATCAGGATTAATCCAAAATGAAGTATAAGCCTCTGCAAAATCTTCCAACCAATCTGCAAACTGTTCATCTGTCATCAATCTGATTCTATCACCATTCTTCATAATAATCAAGTACCTTTTTAATAATTATTTTTAGTTTTTTATTCTTCTTTATCCAATATCCAAATCTCATAGGTATTACCGAACTCATCAAACTCGTCTCGTAAATATGAAAACCCAAGTCTGTTAAGGGTTTCTTCTTCTTTAAGACTTGGGTTGCCAAAATAATAATAGTTTTTATTATCCTCACTGAAATTCATTTTTACCTCTTATAAATCAAGTTTCTACCTTTTCCAATAAAAAACAGATTTTTCATTATTAATAATATTCCAAATATCTTCAATCATCGGAAGGTCAATATCATCACAATTACATTCAAATGAGCATTCATCAGTAGTTATCATTTTATATTTACATCCTAATATTTTGCTAAGATATAAATCTCCAAAAGAGATTTCTCTGTTTGTTAAATACCAGATACATCCCTTTTTATTACACGGAGAATCAAAATCTTCACAATAACCAGTTGTAAAACTAACATCAGTAGATCTTAGCAGATTGTACAACTTTTTATCTCCTTTTTTACTATTAGGATCAATGATGATAAATGTTTTAATATTATTCATTTTTTCCTCCAATCTACTTTAATTATTCTTATTTTAATCTTACAAATCCTTTATATGTTTCCCCAGCAGCAGTTCCATGCAATTCTACCAATTCATAAAATTCATCATCAATACAACGCTCATATTGTCGCAATCTATTCATGTTATATCCTTTTGATTCCAACTCTTTTAAGAACTCTTTGATTTGTCTGCCAGTAAATACTGTGCCATATTGGTATGAAAATATGTTCATTCCCTATCTCCTCTATTTTTCCAATATTCTTCTAGAAGAATTTTATATTCGATTGGTTGATCATATGATCCATCTGACTTCATAGCAACCATACTTTCAGGCCATACGCAACCACCATTAAGTGAAAAATCATTATATGAATACCAATCCATAAAGTAATCAATTTCAAGTTTATTTGGATATTCAGAAATGAATTTTTCAAACTCTTCCTTTGATACTGGTTTCATAAAAACAGGTGTTGGATTTTCATCTTCTTCGTTAATGTACATCTCATATAGAACTGGATTATTTTTAGAATAATCTATTCTATAATCACCAAAGTTTTCTTTGTTCATATAGTCCCTCCACTCAAAGACTTGTTTTATCAACTACTTCTATTTCGATTTTCTTGTACTTAGAACCTTTCTTCGGTAGAAACTCTAAACAAGGTTCTAATTCACCCTGACAGTTCCAGTATTCATGAAGAAAGTAATCACATTCTCGGCATTCGTCACAAGCATCAGTTTCTGGATTCCACATCATCACTCACCCTCATTTCCAGCTTTTCTTCGTATATCATTTACCTCTCATTGTTATACCCAGTTATACCCATTACAAACTATTTTTTATCAAATCTTACCCAAATCGTCACTCATTCACGGATTTGATCTGACCATTACCCCACTATCGCTGTGTTTTGTGTGACTAAGCGAGAAGCTATAAGCACTCCTATATGTAATGATCGCCCCATTAAATAATCTTTTTATGCGGTAGTTGCTTCATCCTTGGACATGGTTACCTTTCGGAGCTAATCCTAACCCACCGCTTAAATGATTAGTTTTTAAACCATGAGTTCATTTCCTCAATCGCATACCATCTCAGGCACAAAAGCCCATTCTATCAGAACGAATGATCGACTATTTCAATTTCGTATAGTTTATTATCAACTGATTCTATAGACATCAGTGGGTCATCAAACTTTAATCTGAATATATGAAATCTTACATCTTGCTCTTTGCCGTTTTCATCTGCAAACACAGTATTAAACCAAAGCTGTCCAGTACCATCGCCATTTGATTTCCACTCTATATTTCTTGCATTATGAATTGGTATATTCCCCAACATAAAATCCATGTTTATTAACCGTCCAACCTTTCTGTTTCATTGTTTAATATTTCCAAAATCTTTTCTGCTTGGTCTGCGGTAAGATTCTTCTTTCTTTCAAAGGTATCTCGGCATTTTCGAATTAAGTTAACTTGACGGATACGTTCT